GTCAAATAAGGGCGCTCAAGGCCGTACCAGAGGCGAACAGGGACGAACAGGGAATTAGTCCTACACCTAGCCGTCTAATCGGCTCAGGGACGCCTAGAATCCACTCACGCTTGAACGATTTGCCGTCAAAAGGCTTGGAAATCATCGAATTCGCCTTCCAGATTGGCATTGATCTAATGCCGTGGCAGAAGTTCGTATTTGAGCACGCGCTCAAGGTCAAGGAAGATGGGCGCTGGCACGCTCCTCTGGTCGTGGTCGTTGCAGCTAGACAGAACGGAAAATCCACGATTATGGAGATGTCAATTCTGGCTCGCCTTTTCCTGTGGAAAGAATCTCTGCAATTAGGTTCGGCTCACGTACTCACGACATCACTGGAAACTTTCCGGCACGTGGTCAGTATCATCGAGAACAATCCATCACTGGCTAAGCAAGTCAAGAAGATCCGATGGGCGCATGGATCCGAGGAAATCGAATTGATGTCCGGCGCTCGCTATGTCGTAAAAGCGGCCAATGCTGCGGCTCGTGGATTTGCTAAGCCGGAGACTGTGTACATGGACGAGACGCGTCAATTGAAAGACACCGAAGCCTGGTCAGCGATGAGATATACGATGATGGCTGCGAAGAATCCTCAACTGTGGACATTTTCAAATGCCGGAGATCAGCATTCCTTGATCTTGAATCAACTCCGCGAAAGAGGCATGGCCTCAGCTGCTGGCGGAAACGATGACATCGCCTATTTCGAATGGTCAGCATTCTCAGACAAAATCGAAGATGAAAAAAATTGGGTCGCGAGCAATCCGGCGCTGGGTCACACGATCCACGAAGATAATATCCGCGCCGTCCTCAATGATCCGCCAGATGTCGTCCAGACGGAGGTGCTCTGCCGTTGGGTCAATACAATCTCCGGAGCAATTCCTGTAAAGGAATGGGAAGAGTGTGGATCTGATGAAGTGCAGCTTGATGTGGACAAGCTGACGTGGTTCGGCTTAGATCTATCGCCAGATCGTAGAGATGGGGCATTGGTCGCGGCTCAAAAGAATGCCGACGACACTTTTAACATCAAGCTTCTTCATACCTGGCACAATCCAATCTCGCTGGACGATAAAGCTATCGCCAACGATGTCGCGCCGTATGCCAGAAAATATCCGCTGGAATATGTGGCTTTCAGCAAGCGCACAAGCTCTGCCGTAGCTGCGCGATTACAGCCGGCCGGCATTCCCATCATCAGCATCGATGGCGCACTTTATGGCCAGAGCTGCGATGAATTGCTTGGTGCGATTACCTCAAAAAGATTGATCCACGGAAAACAGGCAGAATTATCCAAGCAGATATTATCGGCCGTGAGATTACCAATGGGCGATGGTGGCTGGATTATCGGTCGGCGCGCCTCAAGCGTTGCAGTCTGCGCAGCTGTGGCTTCGGCTCTTGCGACACATTTTGCGACACGCCCAGAGATGGAGATAGACATTCTGGTCGGCTAGATGTATAGCAGACCTTTAGACTTCACGCATGGGTCTATTTTCTCGCAACGTCACAACATCGGCTCCGTCACCGACGTATGACGTCCAGGCATCGCTTGCGCCTACGAATACAACGGATTCAATTTACAATTTCTACGGAATCACTGGCATCACTGCATCACGTGCAGAATTTATGTCAGTGCCAACGTGTGCTCGCGCACGTAACATCATCACCTCAAGCGTCGCATCAATTCCATTAAAGGTTCGCGTCAAAGCTGATGGATCAGAAGTCGAGACGCCGCCAAAGTGCATCAATCAACCAGATCCACGTGTTCCAGGATCTAGCACGTATGCCTGGCTCTGCGAAGATTTGCTTCTGTTCGGGTACGGGTATCTTCGCATTACTGAAATTTATGCAGACACGTATCGCATCAGAGCAGCTGAAAGAATCTCGCCAACTCGCGTTGGAATTATTACAAACGCACGTGGAACAGAGATTGAGTATTACACAGTAGACAACATTCCAGTTCCAGATTCTGGCGTCGGTGCTCTTGCAGTGTTTTACGGAAACGATGAAGGAATCTTGAATCGTGCTGGTCGCACAATCAAAGCCGGCGCAGAATTGGAACGCGCTGCGGTTATGTATGCACGCGAGCCAGTTCCAACGATGGTTTTGAAATCTAATGGCACTGCACTTCCAGCAGATCGCATTGCGAAGCTTCTTGAATCTTGGGGCAGTGCTCGACGCAATCGTTCAACTGCATTCTTGAACGCTGACGTTGAATTGCAAACTCTAGGATTTGACCCAGAAAAATTGCAGCTCAATCAAGCTAGATCCTACGTGGCAACTGAATTAGCGCGTGCGTGTGGCATTCCGGCGTACTACGTCGATGCTGAAACTGGCTCCAGTATGACCTATTCCAATGCAGCTCTTTCACGTCAATCTCTTGTTGATTTCTCGCTGAGAAATGTAATGACCAGCATTGAAGAGCGTCTTTCAATGACAGGAATGCCAAATGATTTCGTTCCGGCATCGCAAGAAGTTAAATTTGACCTTGATGATTATTTGCGCGGATCAGCAAAAGAGCGCGCAGAAGTTTACAAATTGCTATTTGATATAGGTGCAATCACAACAGAAGAAATCCGACAAGAAGAGGACATGATCTCATGAAAGAAACAAAGCCAACTCCAATGAATCTTGATTTTTCAATCAAAGTCACGGCGACAGACTTTCCAAAGCGTGAAATCTCTGGTCGCATTGTCACCTGGAATGAAACTGGATCCACATCAGCCGGAGCGACATCATTCAAGCCTGGATCAATTACTTTTGGCGATTCAACTAAATTGCTACTTGAACATCGCCGTGAAGCTCCAATCGGATTCTTGAAATCTTACAAAGTCACAGATTCTGGAATCGATGCAACATTTTCAATTGGAAACACAACTGCGGGCAACGATTCTCTAGTCGAAGCATCATCTGGACTGCGCGATGGATTTTCAGTAGGCGTTCTAGCTGAGAAATATAAGAATGTCGATGGCGTTCTAGTTATCAGTGCAAGCGCATTGAAAGAAGTATCGCTGGTAACAGATCCAGCAATTGCCAGCGCGAAGGTCGCCGTCGCAGCTAGTGAAACAGAAGATTCTGAATCAGAGCCACAAGCCGAAGAGTCAGAAACAAACACACCAACAATCGAAGGAGAAAACGAAGTGGAATCAACTCCAGCCGTTCCCGAAGCAGCAGCCGAAGCGGTTGAAGCTTCCAAAGTCGTAACAGCAACAGATGCAACTCGTCCGTTGTACTTCACCAAGCCACGTTCACCAATTGCAACTCCAGGGGCATACCTTGAGCACACAATTAAGGCAAAGCTAGGCAACGAAGATTCTCGTCAGTACGTAATGGCTGCCGATGATTCATTCACAACAAATCCAGCGTTCTCACCAGTTTCATACATTCGCGACGTTGCAACTAACACAACAATGGTTCGTCCAACAATCGACGCATGCGGTGGCTCACGTCCACTTAATTCATACGGAATGACAGTGTCAATTCCTAAGATCACTGCTAACTCAACAGTGGCAACAGTGGCAGAAGGTGGAGATCCAACTGGAACTACCCAAATTACCTCAGCCTATGTGAACGCCACAGTTATTAAAAAAATGGGCTTCCAACGCTACAGCGTCGAGCTCCTTGACAGATCAGATCCAAGCTTTTATGAAATTATGCTTCAAAATCTCCGCGAAGGCTACGCTCAAGCAACTGACGAATATGTAATTGCTCAAATTGTTGCCGGTGGAACACAAGCTGCAACAACAGCTGCAACATCAGCAGGAATCATCTCATTCGTATCAACAGAAGCAGCAGCTGCATACAACGCAACAAAGCGCACAGCAACTGCATACGTTGCTGGAACATCACAATGGTCACTCTTGATGGGTGCAACTGATTCAACTGGCCGTCCAATTTACAACGCTCAGCCATTGACTCAAAATGCCGGTGGTACTGCAAATCCAACATCACTTCGTGGAAACGTTCTTGGCCTTGATCTATATGTCGATGCCAATATGGTTTCAACAACAATCGATGATTCAGCATTTATCATCGAGCCACGTTCAATTGAGATTTTTGAATCTCCTGCGCTAACACTTTCAGCCAATGTCCCAACATCTGGCGAAATTGAATTGGCACTTTACGGATATGTCGCAGCAGGTGTGACATTCGCCGGCGGTCTACGTCGTTTCAACCTAACCTGATCCAACTGATCATGGCCTAGGTGCGCTCCCGTATCTAGGCCAGCCGAATACGAAGGGACGATGAAATGCCATCTATCATCACTGCATCGCAACTGCGAACAGTCTTGGGCGTTTCGTCGTCCCTGTATTCAGATGCTTACCTTGACGGAATCATTGATTCTGCCGAACAAGTAATTTTGCCGATGCTGACTGCCAATCAAGCTGCAA